TGGGATCATGCACAAAGCCACAGCCCTGGACGTGGGAATTGCGGAATGTCACTACCTGACCGACGGCAAGGAGGGGATCATTGTTCTTGTGTTCGATATGGACGAGCTCAAGGACGAGGATCCTGCCTATATAGCGGGAGTGATAGCGCATGAATCGACACATTGCGTGTGCAGGGTATTTGAGCACATCGGTGAGGAACCGGAAGAAATTGGCGAGGAGTCTCGAGCATATTTGACCGAGCACATTGTCAAGCAAATTACTACTGGTATTGCGGTTCAGAAAGAAAAAGATGCTAGAAAAGCAAATAGAACAATATCTAAACAAAAGGATAAAAGAGGAGAAGGGGCTGTCGTTCAAGTGGATAAGCACGATAACGGGAGTCCCCGATCGGATAGTTTTCCTAAATCAGAAGATCCACCTAGTGGAGCTGAAAACAAAAAACGGGGCCCTGTCCGAAAGACAAAAAATAGTGTTTAAACAATTAGAAGACCACGGATTTACTGTACAAATAATCAGGTCTTTTGAAGACGTGGACAATTTTATGTCTACTTTTGCATAAATGGTAGTAGGCGAAAAGGGTAGCTCCCCTGCCGCGCCTGTAACGCGGCTAGCCTTCTATCACTTTACAGGAGTGTCCATGAAACGAATTAACCCCAAAACCAATGCACCCTTTAAGCACGGCGACGTTCGTGATGATGGGTATGTCTTTATTAATTACAACAATAACCGAATTAAAGCTTCTGGTTTTTTTATAGAAAACTGGAAAAGCCCAGAAGGGTTTGATAAATATCGATACAGAGAAAATTTAGAAAATATTTCTTTATCAGGTCTCGCTGGAAAAATATTAAAAAACGCTAAAGCAAGAGCAAAAAAGAAAAACGGAAAAGTAACTATTACAAAAGACTGGATTTTTGATCGCTTAGTAAACGGAAAAAGCGAATTATCTGGGCTGCCATTTGATTTAAAACGCAAATCAAAAAGTTTATATGCTCCTAGTTTAGACAGAATTGATTCAAACGATCGCGACTATAAAGAATCAAATTGCAGATTAATTTTGTGGGGAGAGAATCAAGCTTTGAATTCCGCAAGCGACGAAGAAATCTTGCCAATTTTAGAAGGGATGGCAAAAGCCATAAAGAAAAATGTTAGACAGAAACAATCTGTTGCCGCATCAAATAATGGTGCTAGAAAAATCGAAGCAACAAAAACATCTCGGCATGTTCATGGAATGCGGCCTCGGGAAGACTGCGACGGCGCTCACCATTCTCAAGGAGAATGCTTCGGGGCCGACGTTAGTCATTGCACCTAAGCGAGTTGCGGAGTCGGTGTGGGCCCAGGAGTGTCAAAAGTGGAAGCACTTAAAAGACATGCGGGTCGTTAAGATCATGGGCACACCAAAGGACCGCCTGACCGCCCTGTATACAGAGGCCGACATTTATATTATCAACGTTGATAATGTTGCATGGTTGGTTGATAACTGGGTCGAGGGGCGATTCAAAAACCTGGTGATTGACGAGAGCTCACGATTTAAGGACCCAAGCACTAAGCGATTTAAAGCTCTGAAAAAGGTATTGCGCTCTTTCGATCGCCGCATCATCGCAACCGGCACGCCGACCCCGCAGGGCTACGGTGACCTCTGGTCGCAGGTGGCAATCCTGGATCTTGGCGAGCGCCTCGGCAGCAGCCTGACAAAGTTCCGCGACACGTTCATGTACGCGTCCGAGCGCAACCGCCACACCGGAGTGGTTTACAAGTGGGACCTGAAGCCCAACATGGCAGACGTTATTCAAAAGAAGATTGAAGACATCTGTTTCAGCATGAAGGCCGAGGACTATCTGACGCTGCCTAAGTTGAGCAAGATCTACCATTCGATCGAGCTCGATAAAGACGTAATGCAGCAGTACAAGCAATTGAAGAAAGAGATGGTGAGCGAGATCGATGGCGAGCAGATCACTGCTGTTACTGCCGCTGCACTGGCCAACAAGCTGCTGCAGTTTACCAGTGGCACGCTGTACACCGAGGACGGCTACACGGCGCTCGCGCACACTACCAAGGTGGAGTTTCTTGAATCGATCATGGAAGAGAACCAGGCACCGGCGCTGGTCTTCTACCACTACAAAACCGCATTAGCAAAACTGAAGGAGGCCTTTCCTTATGCCGAAGAATTAACAGACAGCAATATCGAACGATGGAGGGAGGGGAAGGTGCGCATGATGTTAGCGCATCCGCAATCAGGCGGCATTGGTTTGAACCTACAGTGCAACACGGGAGACGTTGCACAGGTTGTGTGGTACGACCTGCCATGGAGCTCTGAAAATTACATCCAGGCTAACGCCAGGGTGTATCGCCAGGGCCAGACCAAGCCAGTCTTGTTGCACCATTTAATCGCGGCTCACACGATCGATGGCCAAGTAGTTGATGTGCTAGAGGGTAAGGTGACCGCACAGGAGGCACTGCTTAACGCACTAAAACTATGAACGTCACAATTTATAAAAAGAACGCAAGCACGCCGCGCCTGTCTGACGAAGAACCTGATCTGATGGAGCAGGAAGACAGCGACGGCATTTCGGGAATGCACGGGGAAGGGTGGGCACCGTGGACGGGAGACGACTTAATTGATGTTCGGCGAATTATCGCTACCAAGTTGTCAGACAAACAGAGAGCTGTTATTGAGGCGTACCTAATGGGCTACACCGCGGATGATCTGGGGGTGACTGATAAATATTGGTCCTACCATTTCAAGAAGGCGCTCGAGACACTTAAAAAGGAGATGAGAAGTGAGTAAACTGCTGCACAATTTAATGAACCGGGCTGGCATATCCAACGAGGAAGCCATCGAGAAAAAGCGCCAGGAGCTGGCCGGCGCCATTACCCGGATTGTGATCAACGAGACCATCACAGAGGCCAAGAAACGGGCCAAGATCCGGGATGAAATCTTAGCCAAGAAGGGCGAAGAACCCCCAAAATCTGCATAAATAGAAGTAGGACTCGTCGTGAGACGCTCCTACTACGGCACCGGGAGGCCAAAATGCTCCCGGACTAATTTGGAGCGACCATGGCAAAACCTGGACTGTACGAGAACATTCACCGTAAGCGCGAGCGGATCGAGGCTGGATCGGGCGAGAAGATGCGCAAACCCGGTACCAAGGGCGCTCCCACGGCCAAGGCTTTTAGAGAGTCTGCTAAGACAGCCAAGCCGAAGAAGTGACTGCAATAGTTGTAGCTACAACGGGAAGCAAGTGTCTCCCGGTGATGTTGGCATCGATTGAAAGTTATGTCCCGCGGGACGTTGAGATTTACGTTATTGGCGCCCCTGTGCACCTGTACAGCCACGAGACGCACTGGGACATTAACGACACCACAAACTTCGGCGACGCTTACAACAAGGTCGCAAACTGGGCGTTCCAGAAGCACGACAGGATCATCCTGGCAAACGACGACATCGTCCTGACGCCCACGAGCTATCAGTACATGGTCGAAGACTACGACATGGTAGCCAAGGACCACAAGGTTGGTTACATGGCCTGCAAGACGGATTACGCAAGGCCCGCGCAGAACATCCGCTGCTACCGCAAACCCGGTGGCGTGCGGTACGCAGAAGAAGGGATGGTGCTATACGCAGAGGCCATCTCCCCGATATTCGCAATGATCAGCAAAGAGGCATGGGTCGATTTTGGGCCCATCAACTGGTTCAGTGATGATGTGCAGTCGGACGACATCATCAAAAAAGGATACAGAAATTTTATCTCTCGATCGTATGTGCATCATGTCGGGAGCCAGACCCTTGGTGAGGAAAATTACACCAAGAGTTACTTGGAGGCAAAGCCTTGGATTGAGGCTAATAGGCCCGAGCTTTTTAAGAAATGGTACGAACCACATGGCAGCTAAAAAATATTTTTTCAAACCCGAGATGTGTGACACTCTCATCGAGATGGGTAAGATCGGCGCATCGCAGAAGATGATGTGGTCTGCCCTTGGCATTAGCAAGGACGTCGCAGAAGACTGGAAGAAAAAGCACCCAGAGTTTGCTGACGCACTTGGCGTCGCCCTGGTGCACAGCCAAGCCTACTGGGAGCGCGAGATGCTGGCCAACGTAGGCAACAAGGCATTTAACTCCAGGATCGCTGAGATCGCCCTCAGAGGCCAGTTCCCTCAGGACTATAAGGAGACCAGGGACCAGAAGTTGGAGGTTAAGGCGGACGTTGTGGTGGACTTCTCAGGGGCTGTAAACGACCTGATCAAGAAACTGAGGGACGCCAAAGAATAACCCAGCGGTTTAGTCGGGTATAAAGGGGCGGGTAACACCGCCCTTTTGCATTAATGGGTATACAGCATACCCGTTAAAAAAGGAAAACCGACATGTCAGCCCACGCCATCCTCTCTGCCAGTGCCTCTAAACGCTGGCTAACTTGTACCCCAAGCGCCCGCTTGGAGGCAGCACTTCCGCCAGAACCAAAACGACCCCCCGGCAGTTTTGATTACAGCCAAGAGGGCACCAAAGCCCATACTTTGGCCGAGGCAAAGCTTCGCTATTACTACAATCAAATTGGATTTGAGGAGTTTCAAAAAGAATATGAAGTTGTCAAAAACACCCCGTACTACAACGAAGAGTTCGAGCATTACGTCGACGACTACGTTCTTTACGTTCGTAGTCAGATTGGTGAAGGCGATCGTCCGCTCTTTGAACAACGTGTGGATTTTTCTGACTGGGTGCCTGACGGATTTGGTACTGCTGATGTCATCATACTTTCCGAGCACAAGATCCGAGTCATCGATCTCAAGTTTGGAAAAGGTATCCCCGTCTCAGCAAAAGACAACACCCAGCTACGACTTTACGCCCTTGGAGCTTATGCCAAGTTCCGGGAAGAAATCCCGACTCTCAAAGAAGTCGAGTACACAATCCACCAGCCAAGACTAGAGAGCATATCGACAGATGGCACGACAGTTACCAAGCTTGTTGACTGGGCAAATTACTACGTCAAACCAAAAGCCAAACGAGCCTGGGCAGGCACCGGAGAGTTTCTCCCCGGAGACCACTGCCAATTCTGTAAAGCCAAAACAACCTGTCGGGCCCGTTCTGACTTCGTCAGTGAAGTGGCCACTTTGGACTTCAAAGCACCAGCGCTCCTTACCGACGAAGAGTTAGAGTTTGCGTTTTCAAGAGCAGCAAATTTGAGAACGTACGTCAACGATCTCGAAGCGTACTTTACCGAACGTGCAATAGAAACCGGAAATGTTCCAAAAGGTTACCTTTTGGTCCCTACCAAAACCCATCGTAAAATTACTGATACGGAATTGGCTGTGCATGTGTTGTTAGAAAATAATTTTAATCCGGAAGATATTTGGGAAACGCCTTCGCTTAAATCTGTTGCTAAACTTGAGAAACTAAGTAAAAAGGGCCATGTGGCCTCGCTGCTTGGTGCCTTGATTGTCAAACCAGACGGCCCTATGAAACTGGTTAAAGACAAGAACGACGCCGCGGAGGATTTTAAGTGAGCTCTTATTTAATAGCGATCATCGGATTTGTCTACCTAGCCGTGGCCATAGATCTGTTTCTCAAAGGCCAGACGGGGTTGTCTATCTCTTTCGTGGGGTACGCCCTGGGCAACCTGGGGCTGTGGATGGTTACAAGATGATGGTGCAGCACCTTGACAAAAAATATGAAGTGCCCGAAGATTTAATCATTCGGTACGAGCAGGAGTTTTCGGATTACAATATGACGCATGACAAGGACTACATAAACGCAGTCCGTAATGCGACCATAATTATGATAGCCCTGTTCAAAGCTTATCCGGACATGTTAGAAGGCGACGAAGGCCTTGATGATTTTAGACATGCCCATGCAATGCGAGAGGCTTTGAACCGAACGAAGTTGTTGTATGATGCGTAGTACGGGATACGAGCCGGCCCGATAAATCGGTTCTTACGTTAAAAAAGGAAGCCAAGATGGCAAAGTCTGTAAAAGTAGTAACTGGTAAAGTTCGTTTCTCTTATGCTCACGTTTTCACTCCGCAAGCAACGGAAGAAGGCAAGCAGCCAAAGTACTCAGTTTCGCTGATCATCCCCAAGTCTGACAAAGAGACGATCGAGAAGATCAACAAAGCTGTTGAGCAAGCCAAGCAAGACAACGCTGCAGTATGGGGCGGCACAGTTCCCAAGGGTCTCAAAGGCGGGCTGCGTGACGGCGATGAAGAGAAAGACGATCCTGCATACGCAAATTCGTACTTCATCAACGCTAATTCGGCACAGAAGCCTGGTGTCGTTGACGCTGATATGAACCCCATCATCGATCCTACGGAGTTTTATTCCGGCTGCCTCGGTCGTGCATCGATTAGTTTCTTTGCATACAACAGCAACGGCTCCAAGGGCATTGGTTGTGGTCTTAACAACCTGCAGAAGTTAGAAGACGGCGAGCGCCTTGGTGGCGGATCTTCGGCTGCTGACGACTTTGCAGTTTAAGGAGAGAAGCATGTCCAAGAAGATGAGTTTTTCCAAGTTCGTTCCCGACTCTAACGAGTTTGTGGTCGCCAAAGCTACAGCAAAAGCCATGGATGATTTCCTGGCCGAGCTGACGGTGTTTGATGGCAAGAACAAAGTAGAGTTTTATTTTTCTGAGTACAGCAAACCGGCTAATGTCAATTTTCTTAAAGAGATTATCCGCGGCGCGCAGCAGGTGTTAGATTTTTATGACAACCTTGGCAGTTTGCCAAAATCAGCAAAAGAAAGGTTTGATTGGGCCAAAGAGATTAAAGTTTATGAGCCCAAGCCTGCTGCTAAGAAAAAGCCCGCAGCAAAAAAGAGTTCCAAGAAGTAAATTGCGTTCCTTGTAGTCAGTAGTATCCGGCCCTTCGGGGCCGGTTTTTCCTTAACCTCACCTAAACAAAT